ATCACTTTCACCCAACACCGCTGAATGAAGGCGAAACAGCCGAATTTGCAGCAGCGGGACAACTCACGCCGAAAAAGGCGAATTGAAGGAGAAACACCGATGAACATGTTTGCAACCCAAGGCGGCGTCGTCGAACTGTGGGTCACCAAGACCGATACCTATACCTCGACCAAGACCGGGGAAATCTACGCCTCGGTCCAATCCATCGCCCCGATCCCGGAAGGTGCCCGTGGCAACGCCAAGGGCTTCGAGATCAGCGAATACAACATCGAGCCGACCCTGCTGGACGCCATCGTCTTCGAAGGCCAGCCGGTGCTCTGCAAGTTCGCCAGCGTGGTCCGTCCGACCCAAGACCGTTTCGGTCGGATCACCAATACCCAGGTCCTCGTGGATCTGCTGGCCGTGGGCGGCAAGCCGATGGCGCCGACCGCCCAAGCCCCGGCCCGCCCGCAAGCGCAGGCCCAAGCCCCGCGTCCGGCCCAGCAGCCGCAGGGCCAGGACAAACAAGACAAGTCCCCGGACGCCAAGGCGTAAGCCGTAGGAGGCCGCGATGCTCCGCTATCTCTCGCTGTTCGCGGTAGGTCTGGCCACCGGCTACGCCTGGGGCTGGATCGACGGCCTAGCGGCCTCCCTGGCTGTTTGAGGACTGATCGCTATGTCAGGCGTTGTCGCTGTGCAGGTGTGTACCGCGTGGACCTCGACCCCCGAGGGCTTCATGGCGTGTCGTGAACTCGCATGGCAACAGGCCTACCTGATTCCGCCCGAGGCCGCTGGATACGTGGACATCCTGGTCAACGGTGGTTTCTCCCCGGAAGCCTTTGGCATCGGTGCCGCTGGCGTCCTGGGATCGTTCGTGACGGGGCTTTTGATTGGCTGGGTCGCGTCACTTCTTCGTAAAGCCAAGTAGAGAGGAAACACCATGAAAGCAATGAAGCAACGCATCGCCAAGTTCAGCCCGGTCGCCTCGTTCCGCAACCTGTGCATCGCCGGTTCCGTCACTGCCGCGACTTCGCTGCCGGCCTTCGCCGGGGTGATCGACACCAGCGCGGTCGAGGCCGCGATCACCGAGGGCAAGGGCGATATGTCCAGCATCGGCGGCTACATCGTCGGCGCCCTGGTGATTCTGGCCGTCGCCGGCCTGGTCTACAGCATGTTGCGCAAGGCGTAACGGGTGCTCTGGTCGGTGTGGTTGGGGGCGTTCTTCGCCGGCGCCTTCATCACCGGGTACCGGACCGGCGAATTCTTCTAACCGAACAGACCGAGGCGGAAGCCCCCTCCGGAGTTTCCGGCAGGGGGCTTTTTGTTGCTTGAGGGACCTGTGATGAGGATTAAACGAACGCTGCTAGTTCTGCTGACGTTGTTCATGAGCGTTTGCGCCAGTGCTGAGGACTATTACTGGCCGCGTGGTACTCAGAAGTATGGAAGCTATATGGAAGTGGTCGAGGAGGCGCGAAAAGCGGCGATTGCCAACAATCCTGGCTATTCGCGTGTCGAGGCTGTGCGCGTTATCTACCCTGCCAATGGCAGGCAGGATATGGCGACCTATGGACTCGAGTTCTACTGCCTTAGCCAGGGCGTGGAAAGGATGTGTAGCACGTCCTATAACAATCCGGTGTATAGGAAAGGAGAGGGTTGTACCGCGCCCAAGATTCCGGACGAAACAACCGGGACGTGTAAAGAACCCCCCACGCCACCAGAAGACTGCATCAAAGGGCTGACCGATCTGTTCAGTTCGCCACCGTCGAATATCTTCGTGTCGGGCGGCAGAAACTTCGTGAATAGCTCGCCGCCCACTGGCTGCAAGAATGGTTGCCAGTACCTGCCGACCACCTCGAAGACCACCAGTTGCTATCGCTATCCCGGCAGCGACAACCAAGGCTTCTGCAACTACGTGTTGATGACGGACGGTAGTGCCTGCGCCGCTGACTCCGGCAATCCCGGCATGACCGGTCCCTCGTTGAACGACACCCCGCCGACCAATCCCGACGAACCACCGTCCGACCCGAATGACCCTGGCTGTCCTCCCGGCTATAGCTGGTCCGGGACGACTTGCGTGAAGACGCCCACGGATCCGACTGAGCCGGGGGGCGATGGCGGTGATGGTGGTGATGGCGGTAACACCGGTGGCGGCGATGGCGGGGGCGACAACGGCGGCGGCAATGACAACGGGGGTGGCGACGGCGGCACCGGTGGCTCCGATGGGAGCGGCGGCAATGGGGAGGGCGGCGGCGATGGAAGCGGGGGAGGCGACGGCAGCGGCGGCGGAACCGGTGGCGGCGATGGCGGCGATGGCGGCAACTGCGACCCGGCGAAACAGGACTGCTCCCCCGGTCCTGCCGGCCCCGGCGGCGAACTCAAGGAACCCAAGCCCGGCACCTGGGATGACGCCATCGCCACCTGGGAACAGAAGGTCGAGCAGGCCAAGAAAGAACTCAAGGACAAGGTCCGGGCCAACGTCGATCAGATGAAGGGCGCGTTCGACCTAAATCTGGCGGAAGGCGGCGGCCAGCTTCCCTGCGAGTCCATGACCATTTGGGGCCGATCCTACTCCCTCTGCGTCGCCGACTACGCCGACCAGCTCTCCAACCTGCGTGTGGCGCTGCTGCTGATGGCCGCGCTGATCGCCGCTTTCATACTGCTGAGGGACTGACCCTATGGAATGGCTCTCCGGTTTTCTCGATCAGATCATCGCCTTCTTCCAGTGGATCTGGGATTTCTTCGCCCAAGGCATCTATGACTTCGTGCGCGACGGCCTGGTGGTCGCCACCAAGGCATCGATGTACGCCGCGCTCCAGACCCTGATCCTGCTGATCGATGTCAGCTACACCGCCGCCCGCGAACTGATCGACAGCCTCGGCGTGCCGCAGATGATCCGCAGCATGTACGCCGCGCTGCCGGGGCCGATTGCGGCGGGTCTGGCCTTCTTCGGCGTGCCGCAGGCGCTGAACATCATCATGGTCGCGGCGGCGACGCGCTTCTGCATGCGCTTCGTGCCGTTCATTGGGAGGTGATCCGTGTCGATCAAGATCCATCACGGCCCCAATGGCTCCTACAAGACCTCAGGCGCGATCCAGGATGACGCCGTGCCCGCGCTGAAAGACGGGCGGGTGATCATCACCAACGTGCGCGGCTTCACCCTGGAGCGGGCCTATCAGGTCTTCCCGGACCTGCCCAACACGGCGGAAATCATCAACCTCGATCTGGAGTCGCTGGAAGACCTCGAAAAGATGCGCACGTGGTTTCAGTGGGCGCCCCGCGGGGCCTTCCTGATCTTCGACGAAACCCAACTGCTGTTTCCCAAGTCCTGGCGGGAAAAAGACCTCGAGCGCTTCGACTACCCCGGTGGACCGGAAGCGGCCCACGCAGCCGACCGCCCCATGGGCTGGCTCGACGCCTGGACCCGGCACCGGCATTTCAACTGGGACATCGTCCTCACTACGCCGAACATCTCCTACATCCGCGACGACATCCGCATGACCTGCGAGATGGCCTACAAGCATTCCAACCTCGCGGTGATCGGCATTCCCGGCCGCTACAAGGAGGCCCAGCATGACGCCCAACTCAACCGTCCGCCCGCCGATGGCACCATCATCGAATACAAGCGGATCCGAAAGCAGACCTTCGCCCTCTACCAGTCCACGGCCACCGGCAAGACCCAAGACACCAAGGCGGGCAAGAGCCTCTTCCGGTCGCCTAAGCTGGTTCTTCTACTGGCATTGCTGGCCGGCACTATTGGCTTTGTTAGCTATATGGGGCCAATGCGGGTTATTGGTGCTAAGCCTGATCCGGCGGCTTCCGCGCCTACTCCTAAGCCTCTTCCGACCGCTACTGAGCCTGCTGCTGTGGCTGCTCCAGCGCGTCCTGCTGCGAATAGCTTTCTTCCTCCTGGGCTTGTACCTGATGGGCCTACTGCTGCGCCTGTTGATCTGAACGCCCATCCCTTCGCCGATCGGCGGATTTCGATCCTCGCCCACGCCTACATGCCGTCGAAGGGCGATATCTACATGTTCGCCCTGGATGACCCTGCCGGCCGGCACCTGGAACTCACCAGTTGGCAACTCGTGGGATCCGGCTACGCGATCAAGCCACGCGGCGAGTGCGTGGCCGAACTGCTCTACGGGGAATGGGAGGGGACCGTCACCTGTGCCGGCTCTTCGGTCCGGCCGGTGGCGGTCGCTGGCGTGCCGCCGTTGCTCAACCTGCCGCCATCGGCAGTGGGCGCCCGTGAGCCTGACAAGGTGCCGCTGACCATCGTCCCCGATTCCGAATACGCCTCGCGGCCCTGGAGGCAGAAATGATCGATTGGGAATTCCTCGTTCCGGTGGCGATGGGCTGGGCGCTGCATCACTGGTGGACGGTGATGACGGCGCTAGCGGCGGTAGGGGTGCCGCCATGAGGGGCGGGCCGCGCCGCCGGCCGGGAGCGCAAGGCATGAGCGATAGGCCGAAGGCGCGGC